AATTAGCTTGGCCCCAGGTAAACCTGCCCCATCCTGAAGTCGTCGACATGGTCGACCTCCTATGCTAATCTGATTATAGCGCTACTTGCGTCTGCTGTGGGAAACTCTATTTTGAAAGTTCCGTTACTTGCTGTTTTATCACCACCAAATGCAATCACACATACAGCGTCAGTAGTAGACGATCCACCATCTGTTGTTGTGTTATATATCAATGCACCGTTTGCAGTGAAAGAAGCTGATGTGTAAGTTACATCTGAAAAATCTGTGAATGCAGTTGTTGAAGATAATGATACACCAGAGTTTGTTAAAGTTGCACCACCTGCAGTGTATGCAGACCCAGATGTATTAGATATCTCGTTTGAAGTAGAATAATCAGTTGTAGATGCACCTAAAGATGCAGAGCTAGTAAATAATGCTATTTTAAAAGTATGCCCACCTGAAGACTCAAAGCTGTGCTTACCTTGTAGAAGTTCTTGTTTAAAACTTGAACATATTGCTGATGTTATTGCCATAATTTTCTCCTACTACGGTGAAGGTGACTCGATTTTTAATCTGATGGTTCCATCAGTGTAATCATCTCGTCTTCTTCTACCAACTTGCTCATTAGCAAATTTCTGTATTTCTTGTTTATATTTATTTTCGTATAAAGTCAACATATCTATAGGGCCTTTTAAAAATCCATAAGTCTCTGATAAACAGCAGTATAAAAGACCATTTGGAAAATTAAGACTAATATAATTACTTTGATTGCCAGATTCTAAAGTGTCTGGCATTTTATTAAAATGTATTCTAAATCTATATGTAGTATTTGGTGTGGGAGCCACAAATATTCTACCAGACGTGGTATCTGTATTACCTGTTGCACCACCAAAATCTGCATAATATTTAGGCTGACCTTGAGCTGCAGAGGTACCCGTTACATCTTGATATTCTTGAAGATAGGTCATATCTTTTTTCTCTAACCATCTGTTAGCTCCTGTAATCGCTGATCCTGCTGTATCGTAAACTTGTATACCTCTAATAAATAAACATCCTGCGGGTGCATTTATAGATTCTTGTCCAGCAACAAAATTTCCAAGTTGTTGTTTTCTATCTGCATCAATTGGAATATCTCTCATTATTCTATATTGTGCATTTAAAATTATATTTTCTAAAATATCTGTTGTTAAAACATTAGAATCTACTTCCGTGTAATTTCTAATTTGTGTAACTAATGTATCGTAAGTTATTCCTGCCATTATTTAACTCCAACTATTTCCAAACATCTGGGACAACTTTTTCTAAATCTACTATGACCTGTGCAATGTATAGGTTTTTCTTCATGAACAGGGACGTCTGGTTCTTTATCTTTTAAATATAATTTAGCATGAGGATCCATTTCTTCGTCCTTAATACCTATCCAAGCTTTTATCCAATTTACAAAATGTTTTATCATGCTGTTACCGTTACAGGTCCTGCTGATGCAGAACCGCCTCCTCCTGTTTCGGTTATACTAGATGTTGTAGCTGTTGCAAAGGTATAATTATCATCATTTACTTTTGTAATTACATATCCTGCAGCTAAATTTATTGTTGCTGCAGCCACTCCGCCAACCACATTTGCATCTCTAAATCTAACTCTATCACTTGTAGATCTACCATGATTTGGTTCATTTACAGATATAGTTGTAGACCCTTGAGTAGTTGTAAAAGGATTCAATGGTAAAATATTAGGGACAGCAGTTTCTATTCTTGCAACTCTTACATTTCTTAAAGATATTGCATCTGCACTTGATGGTCTTGGTTCTAATTGTGGTTGTTTAGGTTCAAATTCTGTTACATGCACAAGAGATCCATTCCATTCTCGAACCATTTCTCTGTAAGGAAACTCCAAACCAGATCTATCTGATATTGCTTTTGCATATTTACCTGATGCGTATTTTGCCATTATGATCCTGGGTAATAAACTTTTGGTGTTATGTGAGTGCTAGCTGCAGATCCATCTTCAGCTAAAGCTCTAGCAAATTCTTCTTCATAAACTAGTTTCATTGGTTGTATTAGTTGTGGCACATATTTCATAGACATATAATATGCTAAACCAGAAACCATACATGGAACAAATCTAAAAGGCACATCAGTTGCATTAGTATAATCTCCAGCGTCTTGTATTCTTTTAATAAAATAAAAATGCATATCTTTAGATGCGTTTGTTGAATCTGGTGTTGGGTAAATATGTATTCTAACTTTATCTATAAATCTTTCTACCCAATATTGATTAGGTGTTCCTTTTGATAATTTATTAGAAAAACCCGCATAAGTAGATCTATCTACTTTAGTCATAGGAGAATCTGACTGTGTAGTTTGAGTTCTGTTAGATCTTAATTGTGCTTCTAAAATATCGGATACACCATAAATACCGTTTGTTGGTGTGGTCGTAGCGCTAGTACCATCATCACTAGATCTAAAAAAATCATAGTCTGACTGCCCTTCAATTAAATCTAAATTAGTTTCATCAATTTCCCAATAATGAATACCTCTATTACCCCATTCTTGAAGTAATATATTAAGAGATCTTCTTGCAGATTTTAATTGATAACCAGAAACATTTTGTAAACCTATACGTTCAAAAGCCTCTTCTACTATCTCATCAATAGCAAAAGTTTTATCGAACGTTGCTGTTCCTGAAGTGGTATTAGCCATTTAAACTCCTAGCCAGTGTAACCAATGGTGACAGAATCTGTAGTAGTTAAATCTAAATATACTCCTGTTTCAAATCTAATACCATTTCCTGGAACAAATACATCTAAACCTTCGCTGCTAAACTTAGCTTGAAATTTTAAAGTGCCACCTGTTCCTGTTCCATCATGTAATTTAACTAAACAATTAGTTCCACTATGAGCTTGTATATATGTAACTCTACAAGGCCCTATATTGGTAGAACCACCTGTGATAGTTTTAAAATTACCATCTGCTGTTAATGTACTAAACTTTTGATCTGAACTCATGTTTTCTCCTTAAAATTAAATGTGGGGCCGAAGCCCCACACTAATTATCTATTAACTATCTGCAAAAGGTGTTGCTTCAGTACCTGTACCGATTAACACTG